CAGTCTCTTGCATGTATGTTTTTATAGCTTTTACGGGAACCCCTGAAGAAGCTCTTCCCACATATGGGAAAGCTTTCTCAATACCTTTTGTCACAAGGCTTCTTTGTGTAGATGGAATAACACCGCTCTTTAGCATTTGTGCAGCGGTTGCCCCTGTCCCGAATAATATTGGAGAAGCGCCGCCCAGTGCCCCTGCTACTGCCATATCTTTTCCGGATATGTCTTGCGGGATACCTAGGTATTTCCCGATACCTTGTCTAAGCCCCTCTAGTCCACTGGAACTAGCGGCCCCTGCGCCAATGGCGCCTGGGATATTTAAAGCTAAGCCACCGGCCGCTGTGGCCGCTCCTGTGGCAACACCTGCGGGGATATCGAACCCCATGTCTGTTATGTCTTGGACATCAAACCCGCTTGGGTCTAAGGCTTTAAATTTATCTTCATTTGGTTTTCTAACGTAGATGTTACCGTTTCTAATTTCTGTTTCAAAGCCTTGTTGATTTAAGTACCCTGCGCCAGTTTCTGGACTTTGTGCAAAGTTTTTAACGATCGCTCTATCAGACCATGAAACGTCAGGGTGCATTTCCTCAACGGCTGGCACAGCTTTTTTAGTTGGAGCGGGGGCAGTAGGCGCTGCACTAGCGTTAGCATTTGACCGCGCATACTCTTGTTCCAATTGTTCAAGTTCAAGATTGTCTAATTCAGCTTGTTCCTGTGCGGTCAAAGCCATTATCTACCTGCCTTTTTTCTTAACTCTTCCATTCGTTTCATTTTATCCGCACCGAAAGCACCGCCGCCACTTGGCGCAGGCCCCTGCATTCCAGTGAGTCTGTCTTGGTAAAGGTCTCTTACTTCTGGAGAGAACGCGGCGTCTCTACGTTTAAGCTCTTCTTTTAATAACCTAGTATAATCTTTAACTGCTTGAATTTTTTCTGGCTCCGTTTGGAAAGCACCCGCACTAAATTCTAATTCTAATCTCTTCATTTCAGGTGTGGTGACTGCTGCCCCGGATCTATCGTGTAGTTCAACGTTGAACACTCGTGCCATTGCGGTATCTATTTGTCTCGCCTCTTTGTCATATACGCCTACACGCCCTAGCCCTGGAACATTCACGCCGGGTAAATCTATAGAAGAACCGTTTGCCATATTTGTTTCCATGTCGTAGTCGTCTAATTTAAAGCCGAGCTTTCCTTCTAAAGTATTTATGGAGGCGTCTAAGGCCGCTTTTCCCTGTCTTGATTTCTCAAATTTTTGGACGTTATTTTCTAAAGTTTGTGCTTCTCTAAGCGCCAAGCTTCTTTCGCCACGCTCCATTTTATCTCGCATGAATTGGAGTCTGTTTTGCTCTGAAGCATGTCTCTGTGCAGAGTCTGCCTGTTTTTGATCGCCAGCTAATTGCGCCAACTTTTGTTGGAAGCCGATCATGTTTTTTGTTTTGTCCGTTTGGCTCTCTGGCGCAAGCCCTTCAGCCGTTCGCATTAGTTCCGGGTTATTTGTTAGCTTAGAAAAAAATGCAGCCATGGGCCTGAAGTCAGTTCCACGTGGAGCTTTTGCGTAATCTCCCATGTACTGTTTTATTTTCTCCATCTCAGATTCTCTCGCGGTACTGTACCCTTTAAGCTTTTTTAAGATATCGCCATAGCCTGCGTCCCCCATAGCTTGTCTCGGCACAGGGTTACTTGAAAGAGGGCTCGGTGTTGGTGGCGGAGGTAGTGGCTGACTCTCTGGCATAGGCTCTGCCTGCGCTGCCATTTGAGACAGTATCATTTGCTGCTCTTCGGAATCCTGTCCCTGCATTTGCCCTGCAACCTGTTTACCAAGTTGTGCAAGTAACTCCGGGTCATTCATCATTTCTTCGATGGTTTTAGCCATAAGAAATCGCTCCTTCTTTAACCGATGGTTTTCTTCTTCATCATTTGTTCGTATTGGTTGCCCGCGCCCATGCCGCCCATTTGTGACCATGGGTTATTGGGATCTCCAGCTAGCATTGGGTTAGTAGCGGAGGTGTCCGGTTGCATTGCCGCATTTGCGTTATTAGACATTATTCCAGAAAAAGCCCCGCCCGCTACTCCTTTAATTGCATCCCCTGTACCATCAATGGCCTGCGGGTTAAACTCCTGTGCCTGTTGACCTGTCCATGGCGAGTACTGTGTTTGTGCCGCAGAAATATCTGCCTGCTTTTGTTGTGCTTTTGCTTTTGCTTTATTGTTACTTACACTGGTCACAAGACCAATCGCTGCTGCGCCTACTGCTATCCATGACATACTAGAGCCTCCTTGATTATTTTTAATTCTTCCTCGCTAATTCCTTCAACACTATCAAAGGTTTTAGCAATAACTTCTTCTTCTATTTTATTTATATCTGTTTCTTTAGTCGCGTGTACGTTCATCCAAATAGAATCCTCGTGCGCGTAAATGACCCGCTTAACGCCAGGACTTGCCACGAATACTTTTGGAGCGGTTACCTCATAAGCACCATCGATGCTAAAGAAAGTAACTCTACCTTTTAATATAATATTTAAGTTTTTATATTTATGAATCTTCCCAACAATTAAAGTACCTTTTGTAAGGGACAATTCTCTACCGTAGAGTCCTTCAGAGAAATGATGCTGAAGCCCGCCCGTCTCTTGTGGCAATTTCCCGACTTCATCTTGAAGCTGAAATATTTTCGCCACTAGCTCCGCTCTATCTTTTGGATTTGCAAGTGCGCCACTCGACGCTTGTCTTTGAATTGTCTGAAGCAAATTAGTTTCCTTCACTAGGTTTACTCCATGACATGATCGCGTGAACCGTTCCGTCTATGACGTCGATCCCTTGAATAATTAAACCTTGGCTCATTGCCATTTTTAACATTGGAATATTTTGATTCCACACTCTGGTGGAAATTCTAGAGTACTTACCCTTTAAAAAGTTCACCATCATTTGGTACGTTCTAAGTGTTGTGTATTTTCCACGTATTTCTAGGAAAGCGCCGCCGTGTTGCATGTACGCGGTCTTAGAATCAATCTCTAGAATAGTAGCGTAAGCAATAGCTTTCCCCTCTTCATGCTCGGCCACCATCACAAAATCAAAAGTGTTTTGCGCGTCTGGTCTGTCTTCATAGAAACAAGCCTTGTGCGCAAGTGCCGCCACAGGTGCCCACTCTTCTTTTGAAAACAATTTAAGTATCACTTCTTCCCGCCTCCGCCAGCACTTCTAGTCGCATCGGCACTTTTCTCTGCGCCCCACGCAGACATTTGTTGGCGATATCTTTCCATATCAAATAAACTTTTTCTATTAATGTCCTGCATACTTTGGTTGATATTACCTTTATTTGCGTCTGTCTCACGTTCGCCAAAGGCACCAATAATTTTATTCTTTCGTTCTAAATCTTGTTGTTCAATTCCCAGTCTCTGGTTCATACCTTCTCTGGAAATTCCCTGATTAGAGTTCATTAAATCTCTAGAACCCTGTCTAGCAAGAAGTGCCGCTGCCCCGCCTGTTAAACCGCCAGAGCGTGCAAGCTGACCTTGTGCCGATGACTGCGCCTGCATTTGTTGGCGCTGCGCACCTGCTCTGGAATTTTGCTGCCCTAGTTTCTGTGAGTCCATTTGCATTTGTGCCCACGGAGATAAACCTTCTGCAAAACCTTGTGCTTTTAATTTCTGTAGTGCTTCCCCAGCGTATGGATCTTGTTTGAATTGATCGAGCAGAGCGCCTGTTTGCGCATCTCTCGTCCCTTCGTACATAGGCGCTGTGACGCCAGCTTTTCTCTCAAAATCCGTCGATGGAGATAATACCATCCCGGGCCTTGCTTGGGCTGCGGGTTTTAGTTGTTCATATTGAGTTCGAACGTCTTTAAGCGTGTTCTGCAAATCATTTTGCATACTCTTCCACGCTACGAAATCGTTATAATTCTTGCCGCCTGTGCTGCTGCTCCACGCTTCAAATTCTGGGTCACTACCTTTACCAGCCATTAGCTATGCTCCTCGTATGCAGAAAAGTCCTGTTCCACTTTAGTTAAGTCACTATCTGCGATTTGTTGTTGTAGCGTCGTTAACATATCTACTTCAATTTTCATTAAATCTTGTTTGGCCTGTAGCCACGATGCGCCCTTTTCTTTTTCGTACACTCTTACTCTTACATATTGATAGACGAATTGAATTGAGATCTCTGGGAGATCACAAAGGTCCGTGTCAGCAGATAATCTGTTGGCGTCTCTGTAGTACCAACAAACAATAACGTCCGTTAAAGTCTGTCTTGCTTTCGGAACTATCTGAATTACTTCCCCACCTGGAGTATCGTTTCTAATTAGGTATCGGTAGAAGATTAAAGGCGCTGAACCTGCACTATTTATAAGTTCAATTTCTTCAAACATTTTTTCTCTATCCATTGGCTTCATCGGATAAATTTCTGTGCCGTTTGAATATACAAGCTTCACTATTTTATTTGCATAAATGTTTGAAGGAAGTTCGATGTCTTCTGCACCTTGGACGATGGACAATTTAGTTCTGGCAAAAAAGTACTTGTCCCTCAAACCAAGGTCTATGATTTTGGCTTCAGCTAGAGTGATCGCATCGTTAATGTACTCGATCATTTCTAGTGGCTGAATAAATTCTTCAACCTCAAGATCCAAATCTCTTTGAATTTTACTTCTAATTTCGTTCAGAGTTTTAAAAGCCAAAAATCCCCCAATAACTATTAAGCGTTCGCCCCGTCTTGACCTGATTCATATGTTAACTGGTTGTCACTATTGTTATCCCAATATAAATTGTACGATAATAAATTTAGCGTCTCACCTTTTTTATAGCCTGACAATTCCCACTTTAAACTTCCCGTCGGTAGGGAATTATCTGGGTCAAAGACAGTTAGTGTGTCCGCAGACCTAGTCGATACGACGAATTCTTTTTGGTAGTTATCGACTTCAGTTTTAATGATATAGTCTACGCTGTCAACTGGCCAGTCCTGTGTCGCAGAAGAGTCCAGCGTTATAGTGTTTAGAACAGGGTTAAACGTCGCCTTGCCTATAGTATCAGAGTTAGTTATCACTGAAACGGCGTTGGAGATTTTAATCTGCAAGTAGGAGAGTCGTAAACCTTTAGCAGGCATTCTGCGCCATTGCTCAATTAATCCGACCGCATTCCACACGCAGTCTAGAGATCCCCAAACGAAATCATCGTCGCCCCAAATAAAGTTCCTTCTCCATCTAATAAGTTTTAACTCTCTAACGATTTTTCCGTCATCGTTTACCGCAGTAATTTGAATGGAGGTGTTATTTCTATTGGCAGCGGTTAATAAAATCTTAGTCACATA